TTAAACCTGAATATCAAAAGTATATTGTAGGAGCACATCAAAGTACCAATGGTATACATGTGTCTCTTAAATACAGCGGTCTTTCTCATAAAGATGCTCCAACTACTAATAACCACGCTGATAAAAATACAACAGCTTATTTTAATATGTTTAGGAACCCAGCAAATATGCACGCTTATATGAACCTAGATCCAGACGGAGAAGCTAACAAATTAGATTGGACTGAAATGTTAGTTGGAGGTGCATATGGATAATAGTAGTTCGATACAAGCCAACAGTGCTTTACCTGATCCAGAAAAGGAAAAGTTTGAACAGGAAGAACAAAAGAAATTTGAACAGTGGAAGACTCAACAAGAAGGTGGGGAAGCTACTGAACAAGCTGAAATAGTACCTGAGGCTGCTGCTAAACCTACCACTACAGCTGATGCTGTTAAAGGTGGTGCAGGTGATCATTCATGGGGTGGTCATGAAGAGCAACAGAAAGCTCAATATGGTTTACAGAAACCTGCTAACGTCAGTCAAGAAGACTGGGATGCTAGACCAGAGTGGTCCAGAGGATTAGAAAACATCGTAGCTGCTGGTTCTATACCAGCCTTAGGTGTTGCTGATTTTGTTGCTGATGCCGCTGCATTAGTACCATTCTTAAAACCTGTTAATGAATGGTGGGATGAAAACTCACCACGATCTAACCATCCAGCTCACAAAGCTATCCGAGAAGCTGCTTCAATTATCATACCTACAATGTATGGTGGCGGTGCTGTTACAGGTACTTTAAAGGCTGCTACAGCCGCTAGATCTATACCTAAGGCTACACGTATACTTGGTACAATAGGTGCTCATGCTGGTGTAGACACAACTGTTACTGCTATATCTTCTCATTCTAAAGAGCAAGATAATATAGCTGCAGCTTTAAATGAATGGCTAGGTTGGGATATACCATGGGCTACCAGAGATGGTGACAGCCCAGACGTAATAAGAAAGAAAAATATATATGAGTCAGCTGGACTAAGTGTTGGTGTAGATTTAATTACATCTGCATTCTCTTTGTCTAAAGCTATGAAAGTTATTCCCGGAGATGAGGCTGCAGAGCGTGCTTTAGCTAGACATGCTACAGGTTTTGAAGGGGAAGATCCTATTAGTTTTGGTGTCTTAAGTCGTAGATCTAGTAGAACTCAAGCTCAAAGAACTGAAGCAGTTAGTCGCTTAATTAGAGATCCAATGGGTGATAGAGGTTATGATCCATTTATCAATACCCCTGACCTTGGACCACAAAGTAGAGCTGTTACTGAACTAGAACCTAATCCAATTAAAGCTAAAATAGATAATTGGAGGATACAGAATAATGCAGGTACTATTAATGGTAGAGCTAGACCTTTTGTAAGTAATAGATTTATACAGAGGATGGCTGATGCTAATCCATCTCAAAGAGCTGAAGCTTATAGAAATCTATTTGATAAAGATATCTCTGCTAACGTAGGTGCTAAGATTGATGGTACAATTATACCTCCAGATGAAATAAACAAAGCTGTTACTCAATTATATAATAATGTCTTTAACCCTGACATTAAACTAAATCAAATGGAATCCATTGTCAATGACATGAAAACTGGATTCTTTAATAAGCAAAATTACATGGGTCAACAAGAATGGCGTATTGTTAATGAAGCTTTTATTAAATCATTTGAACAAGTATATAATCCTAAAGTAATGCGTGCATCTGCTTTAGTTACTAATCAAGCTGCAGGTACAATTGCTGATACAGCAGCTGCTATTGGTTTAATTGGTGATGTAGCAATGACAGGTAGGCAGCAAGAAATTATTGTTGAAAAGCTTAAACTGTTAAGTAGAGAAGTCAGAGCTAACCAGTATATATCTAACAAAGTAGGCGAGTATAAACAACTTGCAGGTGCTCGTAATCCAGCTGCATTAAAGGCTTGGATTATGGATCAGAACACTGATTTTGCTAAAGGTTTAAAAGCTGTACAAGATAAAGGTGATGAGTTCTACACTACTTTAGAAGACATTGCTAAAAACAATCCTGAATATCTTAAACCACTTGCATTAGCAATGGAAGCTACTAATGGTGAAGTTGATCAGATATATAAACTTAACCGATGGACAGAAGAAAACATAGGTTTCTTAAAGAAAGCATTCTATGATGGTAATCCTCAAGTACCTAGTTTAATTGTTAAAGGTTTACATAGTGTAAGGTATAACCATATCCTATCTGGTATGGCACCCTTAAGAGCACTAACAGGTAACTCTATGTTAGCTGCATTTAAACCTGCTACAGTACTAGCTGGTGCTAAAATTACAGGGGATACAGCCACATTCCAGAAAGCTCTTTGGACCTATGGTGGTATTCAAGAAAATTTCCAACGTGCTTATAAAGTAATGGGTGACGAATGGCGTTTAGCTAAGTCACGTCCTGAGGAAGCTATGATGCGTGGTCGTGCAGACTTACGTCAAGCTAAGATGGATAACTTTGAAGCACTAGAAGCTATGGCTGGTGTCTGGAAATCAGAAGGTAATACTGGTAAGGTGGCTATGTGGAATATAGCTAAAGGTCTATGCTGGTATAACAACAATCCATTTGTTCGATGGGGTATTAATGCTATGTATGCTATTGATGGTTTTACTAACTCATTAATGGCTAGTGGTTCTGCCAGAGCTAAAGCATATAATATCTTGATGAAAGAAACTAAAGGTGGATTTAGTAGAGAAGCTTTTGATAAACTACAGAAAAGATTATATAGCCAAGCTTTCGATCATACTGGATTGCTAACAGATAAGGCAGCTAAACATGCTTCGCAAGAGATAGCACTTAACTTAGATAGTCAGTTAGCAAATGATTTGAATACAATGTTGGAAAAAGTTCCAGCTGCAAAATCATTATTCCTATTTCCTAGAACTGGTTTAAATGCCTTGAATCTATCTTGGACATTTACTCCCGGAAGTGGTTTAATACCTCTTCAAACTAAGGTTCGTAAGGTATTTACAGCTTCTACTAAACAGGAAATAGCTGAAGTATTGATGGAGCATGGCTTAGATAATAGTGATGAAGCATTCCGTACACTTAAATCTGAATACGTTGGTCGTCAATTAATGGGGGCTACTGTAGTTACAGGTGCTGGTATGTGGGCATTGCAAGGTAATTTGACTGGTAATGGTCCTCAAAGTGCTGGTGAACGTAAGCGTATGATCAGTATGGGTTGGGAACCTAATTCTATTAAACACCCTATTACTGGTGAATGGCATAGCTACAAAGGGTTTGAACCATTTGATTCATTACTTGGTCTTGTTGGAGATGCAGTATACTTTTCTAACCGTGTAGATCAATCATTAACTGAACAACTATATCAAAAGATAGCATTTTCTATTAGTATGAACGTTGCTAATAAAACATTCCTTAGTGGAATGGAACCATTAGTATCTATGTTCTCTGGAGATGAAGGTGCATTTAATAGATTCCTTGTGTCTCAAGCTGATTCTTTAATACCTTTCGCACCATCTGGTATGAGAAGTGTATTGAATCAAGCTATAGCTCCACAGTTAAAAGATGTGGAAAACGACTGGGGTTCATTAATGGCTAACAAATGGAAATTTATGAGTCCTCCGGGTTTGGTAGATCAATTAGATATATACACAGGTAAACCAATTAGATTCCACGAACCTCTTAATGCTGCTGCTAATGCTTTTATGCCATTTGGTAAATCTAATGGTGATATGGAACCTTGGAGACAGTGGTTAATTAGTACAGGATGGGATAACGTACAAAGTATGAGGGTCAATCCTGTTACTAAAGAGTTGTTAAGTCCTGAAGATCGTAATTGGATTAACAATTGGATAGCTAAAAATATGAATTTAGCTGGACAAATAGAAGGTATGATGAATTCAGAAGATGGATTCTGGACCAGAAAAATGAAGGAATATAAACGAGATAGAGGGTGGAAAAACCAAAAAGATTATCCAATTAAAGAGTTAGTTGTCCACCAAGAACTATCAAGGATTCATAGAAATGCTATGAAGTATGCGTGCTCTGCATTGGAAAGATACCATTCGCAGTATTCACAGGTGGGCTTACAAAACGATAGGATTAAAAATGCTTTAAGACAAGGTAATATGCCAGCAGCTCTTGAAGCAAACGAAACAAAAGAGGATTTAAGACGTTTATTAGACTTCTAAAATGACCGTAACAATTGAAAATTTATACACGGGTAACGGCTCCACCACCGATTACTCGTTCACATTCCCATATTTAGACACGACTGATATTAAAGCCACTCTTGCTACAGTCGCTACAACTGCATACACGTTGCTTAATGCAACAACGGTTAGATTTAATACAGCTCCCGGAAATGGTGTAGCTATTAGGATTTATCGAGATACAGCTTTTGAAAACCCAAGAGCTACATTTTATCCCGGATCTGCTATAAGAGCTAATGATCTAAATGATAATACATTACAAAACTTATATGTAAGCCAAGAATCTAATGATAAAGTTGCTAATGCTTGGTTAACAGGTGACCCAACTGTTATTAGTACTGAAGCTTGGCATATAAGTGATGATACAAAAATAGCTACAACTAAAGCTATTGAAAATAGAATTAATACTCAAATTGACGGTGCTTTAACAGGTGATGTTATTGGTGGTCAGAGTATTACTGTTACAGATAATTCTCCCAGCACTGGGCAGATCACAGTATCGGTAACTGGTAGTTCTATAAGAACAGATGAGTTAGCAAACGATTGTGTAACAGGTGATAAGTTAGTAGATAATGCATGTAATTCGGAACATTATACAGATGCTTCTATAGATCATATTCATTTATCTAATAATTGTATAGACGGAGATAATATTCAAGATGATGTTGTAAACTCGGAACATATAGCAGCTGGTGCTTTAGATAACGAACATTATGCTGCTGGATCTATAACTTCAGATAAATTAAATGCAGCTACTGTTGTAATTAATTCTGAACAAGCTGGTGTCACAACAAACGATACAAGTTTTTTCACTACAGCAGCAGGTGATTCAAGATATTATAGATTAGGAAGTACTGAAGAAATAGCATCAGGTGAAACATGGGTAGCAGCTGATAACAAAGTAGCCACTACATCAGCTATTGATGCTCGTATAACAGATCTTGTTGATGACGTAGGTGGCTTTGTACCAATAGCAAATGAAACATCTTTTCCTAACGCTAACCCTGACGTTA